AACCTTATATATGTTATCAGCGAAGCTAGTTCCTACACCAACGTTGTTACCATCTTTATCAATTGAGGTTACTCCAGTACCAAATACGGTGTTTCTAAGAATAAAATAATCACCAGCAGATAATCCTGTCTTAGATATATTACCAAATGCAGCTTGATTTAGGAAAGTATCTGCGTCTAATGATAGATTAAGAGTGGCACGACTGTTAACACCACTAGCACTTACTGCAACACCAACCACAACTCCATAGTCACCAGTTACATTAACTGTATTACATTTTTCACGAGTTACAAGTTCCTGACTTAGTAATACTGTTGGATTAGTGCCTGGTGTGTATCCAAATCCACCTTCATTAACAGTTATTGCACTAATTGTGCCACCAGCACCAACTGTTGCAGTTGCAGTTGCACCAACCTTTTCATAACCACTCCACACAGGAGTTGATCCATAACCAACTGCAACCATCTTGTCATCACCATACGTTACTGCATTTAATTGGAATCCAAGAGGGGATCCTCCAGCAACCACATGTTTTTTATACCAAGTTGTACCGTCAATGGAATTCATAGCCATTCCAGCACCGCCTACAGCCAACCAAACATCGTTTTGATAATGTACATCATTTAACTGGAATGTGCCACCAACACTTACAACTGACCAATTTAGGCCATCATCATCAGAGGATATGATAATAGTATCCTGACCAACTCCTATCCATTTATCATTACCATATGATATACCCTTTAAGTTTTTAGTGATTGATGTAGTGGTTACACCAGACCATGTTTCACCATCTGTTGATCTATAAATTGATCCTTGATTACCAACAGCAACAAACGTACCATCATGATATGCAACTCCATGAAAGTCTTGAGTTGCAAATTTATTAGATATAACAAATGACGTTGTAAGACCAGCTAGGCCTGGTTCTGTGTAAAGAATAGTTCCAGCAGCACCAACCACAACAACTCTTTCATGTGGTACAGTTGTACCAATACCAGTAAGTGAATTGGGGAATAGGTATGATCCTACAGCAGCTGCATTTAAACTTTGTGGTATATTTCTAGGTGTATAAGTTGGAATGAAACCAACCTGTTTTCTTTGATAGATGTTTGTTCTACCAAAAGTAGATGCCGCATTTGTACTTCTTGCAATCGTTCCACCACCACCTACAGCTACAACCTCAGATGATAGTCCCACTACACCCTTGAATGTTCCAAAGTTTCCTGTAGTTGCAACAGTCCAATTATTTCCGTCCGTAGATGTATGAATACCAGAAGTACTTCCAACGGCTACAAACACACCTTCAGGAATGTAATCAATATCATTAAATCTTATATCAACAGGTGTAGTTACCCTGTTCCAAGTTCTACCTACTTCTTCTGTTAGTGGAACATTAACACCTGAAATATTGTTAAAGTTAGAAACAGACACTGTAGGAATATTTTCATATCCAGATCCACCATCTGTAACAGTTATAGAACTGACTGTACCACCAGCAGAAACAGTAGCTAAACCAGTTGCAACATTTATATCTTGAGTGTTTATAATCTCTATTTGGCCAGGTATACCATCAATATCTGTTCTATTATCATAGGCACTAAAGAATGGGAAAGCATTATCAACATATGTTGTTACAGAACTTGTTCCTACGTTTCTTATCAATCTTGCACTAGGGAAGAAATTAGCAACTTGAAGTGGTCTATCCTTTGCAATGGGTAATCCATCGACAATCAAGTCATTTTCTTGTTTCTTCCATGAAACAACTCTAACTAAACTAGGATTTGTACTAATTCCACCTCCACCATATGAAGGAGTATCGACTTCACTAACTTCAGTTATTTCAGATACAACACGATCACTTTGATTTGGAACATCTAAATCCTTGAGTAATTGAAGTTTATCACCGACTTTAACAGTTTTAACTGGATTTAAAGCCTCAATATCTTGATTACCACCTCTAAAGAATAGAACCTGTAACTTACTTCCTTCTTTTGGTGGTTCAACAAATCTAAGTATACTACCACCTTCTAGACTATAGTTTTGGCCAGGTTGTTGTAATACATCGTTTAAGAATATTAAAAGATTATTTGTAACATCAATAGAAGTATCTAAAGAGATGATACTAACAACGTCCTTAGTCAATACAGTCTTAGTCAATACAAATGTTCTTTTAGCTCCATTAAACTCTTCAGAAAAATCATCAAGTGGAACTAATTGACCAAAACTAAACCCTGCAAACTTATCATCGATTGTTGATTTGACTGTTAATGTAAATGGTGACGTTGAAACACCCACTCTAAAAGGTATTCCTTGAACTGTTAATACTTCACCATTCTTATATCCAAATCCTCTGTCCTTCAAATCGAATCCAATAACAGTTCCACCAGATCCAATCAAAGCATCAACTTTTAATCCGTTTCCAGATCCGCCTGTTACAGATAGATTAGAGTATCCAGTCGCAATACCTACTTTTATTGTTGGAGGGAATTGTGCGTTATATCCTGTGCCACCACTAGTGACGGTAATACCAGTAATCATCCCTGCACTATTACCAGTTCCAACAGTTGCAGCTAAAACGGCAGTTGTTCCTGTTCCTAATGGATTTTGAACTTCAACATTTACTCCTCCTGAAAAATATCCTGAACCAGCACCTAACATTGTTACACCAGTTATAACTCCCGAACCATTAACAGTTGCAGTTGCAGCTGCACGTACTCTTGGTTGATAGTTTTGACCTAGTGTTATAGGATCAACTTCATCAACTTTACCACCTCTAGGTAAATTAAATAAACTACTTCCAGTAAAGATAATAGACGCACCAATACCAATATTAGGTGCAGTTGATCTTGCAACTATATCATAATCAACAGTTGGTCTTTGGAATACACCATTAATTAATATTACACCATAATTAACAACTTCATCACTACCACCAGTTCCTTGAGTTGTAGTTACAATACCTGTAACATCTGAACCACTCTGTGTTAATGTAAATGTTTTTCCTGTTGCGACTGACCCAGTGAATTTATGTGATATATCATCAAATACAAAGTTTCGAGTAACATCTCTTCTATTAAATACTCTACCACTAAATGTAGATTGTGTACTAACACCAGTAGGCCCTGCAGGGCCAAATGGTGGAGTTGCAAAAAATATTACATCTTTATCAATTCTATAGTTACCACCCTTCATCTGAGGTGTAGCATTATTTGCGTGAGAAGCTACTGTACTACCAAGAAATCCACGATCAACTGAAACAACATTTGTTGATCCAAAACCAACTGTTCTAACTCTAAAGAACTCATCATCAATTTGAATGATGTCATTTAATTTGACAGTAGTGAGACCAACATTAGCTGCAGCTTGCAATTTAAGAGTTGTTGATCCAACACCCACCGCATCAATTAAATCTAAAGAAACACTTCGATTAGTTAATGGTGATTGAATCATTCCATCAATCTGTATTAAAGTTTTATTTTCGGCATTAATTGTGTTAAATGAGTGTTCTGTTCCTGTTCCTAGATTTCTTATTTCTAAAGGACTACCACCACTGGATGTTCCAATTTTAAATCTATTATTATCTAATCTAGAAACAACAAACACAGTAGACGGTATGACTCCTGAAGGTTTGATACCAACACTGGTATTTCCGTGATTATCATATGTAATTTGTTCACCAGTTTGGAATCCATGATTGAATATTGTAATTGTATCTGAGTCTACAGATATGTTTCTACTAAGAGGGTCGCCAGGATTAAATATCTTACTGAATAAAGGAACCGCACCACTTTGTGATGTAAGTCTAAATGAACTCACACCAACTATTTGACCACCACTAGGATCTGTTGTTATACCTGTGAATTGATTACTAATATCATCTATTAGTTCAACTTTAGCTGTTGCGACACTGAGTAGGTTTCTTAATTTTTTATTCTGGAAATTTATAGATTTAGATAAACCATTAGATATGGTTGTTTCTGTTGCAAAATCAAAATCATTTTTAACAAAGAATGATTGAATATTATCAATATCAACTTTTAAATCAGTTGACTGTTGTGGTGATCTGGCAACTAAACTTGTACTTCTACCAACTCCAGATGTTGGTGTGGATTTTATGACTAAATCTGAGAAGTTTTTATATCCAGATGGATGAACAATACTATCTACTGCATCAGTAAATTCTTTTTCTTGAACTTCACTTTGAATAGAATATGAAAAGTTTTGATAATAATCACTATCCTGTAGTTTCTGGAAATCGTTACTTAGTTTACCAGTGTTCTTTTGCCATCCTTTTTCTCTCTCAGCATTAAATCCTAGTGTAAAATATTTTTCATAGAAACTAGATTGAACTACTTTTCCGTTAGCTCTAGATATTTTTCCTATAATAGTATCTCCCACATATGGAGTTCTAGTTAAATTCTCTAATCTAAATGAATTTGTAGCTGGATCCCATCCTTCATTCTTAACAATATTACCTTCTGCAGAACCATTTCCAAATACAACTGGTTCACCATTAATAAAGTCTCTATGTTCAAACTTTACGTTGAATGTAGGTAGATCTTCTTTCTTAATAATTCTACCAGCACTGTTTACAGGATCAAAGAAACCACCTGTACTACCAATACCAGTAAGACTATACTCAATTTTAGAATCTGTAATATTTCTTGCAGTAATTGTAAAATATCTGTAATCATGCATATTTGAGTTATATCCAGCTATAGCATTATCTGGATATGTACGTGGATCGGTACTAGGAACTGGTTCTGGGAATGTTTCTTCACCATCAACTATCACTGGATGGCCTTTTATGTTTACATTTTCAACAAATATTTGATCTCCTACTTCAAATGGGAAGTTAGTTCCTAATCTATGACTAGTTGGTCTCCAACCACCAAGAGGACTCTTAAGTGTTATGAATTGTGTTACACCATTAGATGTTGCAGTAACGACACCAACACCGTTACTATTATTAATTGCAATAATTCTTGGTGGATTAGGTACTAAATCAAAACCTGTCAAACTATCATTTAATATTCTTATTGATCCAATACCAGTTCCGTCAAGAGTGACTTCAGTTTCTGCATTTGGTCTAATTGGGAAGAATAAATCAGGAGCTGTACTGTAATTTTTTCCAGCAGTCTCAACACCAACATTTCCTATCGCAAAGTTATTCTGAACTGTTACGGTTACAGGTGTATCAGCTCTAGGACTTAATGATTTATCAGTTGGATAATCGTATCCTATCTTAACTATTTCCTTTGCTCCAGCACGACCAATATATTCATCAAACATACGTATATCAGCATCTCTTCCAGAAACAGTTTTTATAGTATTAATGCCAGGATTTTTTATATAATCAACGCCTGGAAAATCAACAGTAACTTCATTAATACCACCAGTGGCATTAAGTGATTTTGTAAGATATCTAAATGTTGTAATTCCAGCTGGTTTATATGAATTTACTTCTGGTTTATTTCCTACTTGATATGTGAATGATGTTATTCCTGTAGTTGTTATTCCAAAATTACCAGCGTATATACTTGGATCGATTGTTATCTTGGATCCATTTATAACTTGTTCATCAGGCTCAGAGTCTCTCTTTGTTACATTTATTGTGTCAAGATTTGAAGGAACAAGTTTATACCATATTGGTAATTTAATATTATCAGTTAACTTTACTTTTACAGTTGATCCACTAACTCCAGATACTCCTGTTCTTACTATTTCAGTTGAAATACCAACACCATCAAATTTATTAGTAAACTTTTCATCTTTATAAAATTCTAGTTTGAAATCTGCAAGTGATGTATCTGATACTGCAAAACCTATTGTTTCACCTCGTAAAGCTTGAATAGGTGGATTAATTCTTGCAAATCTATGAACTCCAGATCCAGCGTTACTTATATTAATAAAAGCATTTGGAATACTTATAGAATCTTTTCGATTATCAAATAATCTAAATGTATTTCTAGAAACACTCTTTATATAATATTCTCCTCTATCCGAAAGTGGAGTTATTGGAGTAGATGCAGAATAAAGTATTTTATCACCATCTTTATATCCATGATTTACTAATGTTATTGTGGATTCAGTTGTTGATACGGCACTACTGCTAACATACTTTGGATCTACGATTGTCTTTCTAGCAATCGTATCATATTCAATTGTTTTATTAACTAACGTATTAGGTGCAATATCTACTGTAATTTCATCCTTAGTCCTTAACTCATGACCCTCTGATGTATGTACAATAACATCATATCTATCAAGAGATCCTATATGTTCTTCATTAGTTGTTTCAAGTGTATGATCTTCTTTATTACCATTAACAATAGTTACAATATAAAGTGATGTGGATGTACTACCAATACCAGCTCTTGTTGTTGATAAACCTATTAAATCATTACTTTTTTTGACCGCAAAAACAAACTGTCCATCAGTAAGGGGAAAAGAGTTGCCTAATCCAACATTGTTAGAAACAATTAATGGAGTTCCCTTACCACTTTCATATTTTAATCTTTGTCCTGTCAACAATCCATGATTAGGGATTGAAATTGCGTTATCACCATTACTACCTGGCTGCCCTGCATGTGGAGGAATGTCATGATCTGCAAGAATTGTATTATCTCTAGCTTTAACCCTTACAACTTGTACGTTTCCTGTTCCAACAGGATTTGTAACTGTAACCAATCCAGTTCCTATACCAATACTATTTTGTGGATTAAAAGAAAGTAATTTATTTCTTATGATGTTTAAATTTGTATTGATGCCAACAGAAAATGTAAATCTTCTTTGATCAATAGATAATGTTTGACCAGCCTCGTGGAATGTTTGTCCTATACCACTTTGTCTTAAAACTCTATATCTGTTTAATGTTGTATCTATTTCTAAAACTTTAACTTTTTCTTCATTATTACCTATGACTAACCAGTCGCCAACTGCAATATCATCCTCTTTACTCTTTCCACCAATCACATCAGTTAACTTTATAAATGCAGTATCTCCTGTTCCACCAGGCCCATCCTTTACAGTTAATCCTACACCTAGAGTTGATGTAATTGAAGCCACACCGATTGTTCTGGGGCCTTCAAGGAATCTCATCTCTCCAGTTCCTATACCAGAAATATTAACTAAATCATTGTTCTGTAATCCATGGCAGGTAGATGCAATACCCACACCTAATTCATTTTTAAAATCAAATGCAATGTGATCAACAGTAGTTTGATTATATGTAACTTCGGTGACACCCTTTCCTACAAGTGTTTTAACTTTTGCGCTTGCACCTCTACCACCACTTTCACTATTATTAAATGATATTCTATCTTTTACTTTATAATCTATACCAGGCGATAATACTTTTACAGATCCAATTCCACTTGTAGATATTGTTTTAATTAGAAGTTCAGTATCATCTATATTTTTGGAAACAAGATAATCATAATCAGATCCTACAAATGCAAGTCTATATGGTAGAGTATTTCTTAAAACATCACCACTATTCAATATAGGCATATCTTGTAGAGTCAATGGTTGACCATTCATCTCTACTTTTTTAAATTTAAATCCATTCAATACATATGGAAAGGTTGGTTCTCTTGATCCATTAAATGGAGATTCAGACCCATCCTGTTCTCCTATAGTACAGAAGTATGCATAAACACCATTAGGATACTCTGGAGTTTTACAAAATCTACCATTGTACTTATCAAGATCACCGTCCGCAGTATAATCATAATCTTCTATAAATGATCCTAAAGGAAAATCAGATACAGACGATCTATTTGATTTTAAGTTAATGGTATAACTTGAAGTTAATCTACGAATAGGGCCTCCAGTAGGAGTATTAAATCCATATGGGCCATAAATTGGAGCACCATCGTAAGCCCATCCAACTATTGGTGAATGTGGTAATGGTGTGCTAGTAGACTCTTTTAAAACACCAGTTCCGTCTAGTTCTATGTTATCTTTTAATTTTAATCTTAACTGTCTAGGAAGATACACTGACGCAAATTTAGCTTCATATTCAGGGTTTTGGCTAGGCACTATAATACCATCATCTTCTACCTTAATATGTTTCTGATATCTCTTTAATGTAGTTAAATTCCATTGTGTTAGGTCTGCTCTAAAAACAGCTCCAGAACCCTGTTGTTTGACTCTCACGGTAGTCACAGGTTCTTGGGTATACCCTGCACCACTATCAATGATATTTACATCGGATAATGAGCCGTCACTTGCAACATTAGATAAAAGTTTTGCGTATTTACCTGAACCTTCTACTATCAATTCAGGGGGAGAAACATATCCCTTTCCTTTTATCTTTACAGAAGCTCTAGTAATCTCACCATCAGTTACACCAACTGTTATCAATGCATCTTGGCCATTTGAAACAGTAACTAGAGGTCTTCTATGTGCATTAATTGTATCGCTCGATCCATAACCAACTCCATCATTAGTCAAATACACATCAGTGATAGATCCATGACAACGTGGTCTAATTACAGGTGGTAAGATAGCATTAGTTGCTATTCCTGCTGTTGGTTCTAAACTTACAGAGATATCTGGATATTTGAAAGTATGAGTTCCTACTCCAACTGAATTTAAATCTACATATCTACCTTTAAAGTAATTTACTGTAGTGGTTGTGGTTCCAATACCAGCACTACATACACGGAATTTATTTTCATCTAAAACAATTACTTGATAATTTTGAGTTGTATCTAAACCACTAATAGGTGTGTCTGTATTATTGTATTCTACAGTTTCTCCAGATTTAAATCCATGATTCCTAAAATAGATATAATTATTAGCTGTGTTTATTCCTGTCTTGATTGTGTCTCTTGCAAAATATGAAGTTGATGGATATGTATTGGAATTTACTAATATCTTTCGATTAGAATATCCAGAGCCTGGATTTTCAACTATAATTCTTTCTAATACATTTCTAAAAACAGTAGATGTAAATTTATGGCTACCTTTTGATATACCAGTTATATTAACAAGGTTTGTACCCGCCACAGCGTCTTCAAAGGTGTTTGCAAGACTGATTTGAGTATTACTAACTTTATTGATAAAATATATTGATTTGTCAATTAAACCACCTACAACAGGATCTAATGTTGATTTTTCATATACAACAGATTCACCATCAAAGAATAAATGATTAGAGGAAAAAGTGATTCTGTTATTACCAATATTAACGTCATCCTTAGCATTAAACAGTCTAGAATTTCTTGTAGCTTTCAATCTAGCACTTGCAGTTGCACCTTGACCATTACCACCTGTTATCACTACATTTGGTACACTCTTTAAATCATAACCACCAGATAGAACGTCGATGCCTTTAAAGTTACCCTCGACAACAGCATATGCAGTTGCAGCTGTTCCTACATTATCCGATATGTGTATGTTTGGAGGAGTTATTACATCATAATCATTTCCACCACTTTCTACGTCTATTCGATTTATTCTTCCAAAGTGAATACTATCACCAGATTGATTGGATAATATCTCAACACCATTTAAGAACATTCCAACTGGCTCATTCTGTAATGGTGCATCAGAGTCACTGGGTTGTGGTGATACAGGGAATTTTCTTAAAAAGTTTTGATGTCTTAAATTTTTTCCAGCTAAATCACTTGGAACTAATTCTTGTATAGTTGTACTACCAATACCTGTAATAGAAATTACCTTTCCAGCCGCTACATCTGGGATACTTCTTGATAGTTGAATAACATCATCACTAACTTTTTTTACTGCATATATCGAACCTGTATCTAAACCAACGACAGTAGCTACAGTTGAGTTTAAGATTGTGGGGGAATATCTAACTAATTCACCATTGGTAAAATTATGACTTGGAATTGTAATGCTATCAGTTATATCATCTACGTTTGAATTGAACGCTGGGTCTGCAGATGTAAATGTTTTACTTCTATTAGTTGCAACTATTTCATAACTTGGTAATGATCCAGAAGTAACATAAACTTCACTATTATCTCTGGTGATATATGTATTCTGTATGTCTGCAACAAAATTCTCTACTCCTAACTGATTATTTGTGCTTTTTGCAAAATTTAGTTGTCTTTGTACTTTATAAAGTTTAGAAGTATCAAACTGACCTGAAGTTATGAATATTCTAAATTCTAGATCATTATAAACATCAAGAACTGTTCCTACGATATTATCAGGAGTTTGATCATCATTAGTAACATCTAGTAAAACTACTGAATCATCAATTTGTAAATTATGTGGAGCTGCAGTTGTAACAACATTACTGTTTGCATTAACTTTAGATGTGTTAGTTCTAATATCTTTAGCAACATCACTCTTAATTTTTACATTATCTATCCAACTATTTAAATGATAATTAGTCTCGTCTGATACCTTTCCCAGTTGTCTTGGTACAATAATATCATCAGTTTTCAAAAATCCAACATCACTAAGATCAACACCATTAGCTACGTTTGTTAATCTAAAGAAGACTGGTTTATTAACATCTCCATTTTCATAAGCAAACACTGTCTTGGAAGATCTTACAAAATCACTATCAGTATAACTGGAAGATATGCCAGACACACCATAGAATTGTGTAGATGTTTTACTTGTATATGTTGCAATACCAACAGTTAAACCAGCACCAACATACAATTCTCCATTTTCAGGGAATCCAAGTGTAGAATCGACTGTAATGACTGTTGTTCCTATTGATACAGGATTAACTAATGATGATGATCCTGTTGGTTCAAATGTTCCAACTATTGACCCTTTACTTAAACTAACAATATAATAGTCTCTACCCTCTCTTGGAAAGTACTGAACGTTAAAAATTGATCCACTTGTCGCTGCATTGTCAGTTTGAAATAGTGTTTGGCCAACAATGTTCTGAGCATTTCCACTGATACGTTCTACAATCAAATCATTAGTTTTTACGTAGTCAGCATCTGATGGTGCAAACAGATATTCTACTGGTTTTATAACTTCTGCACGACTATCAAATAAAACACCAAATAATATCTTTATCGCTTGATCGGTTCCTTTTGATGCATAGAAATCTTTTGCTTGACGCAAGAAATTAGCCTTATCTACTTTTGAATGTAGATTTCTATCTTCAAAACCAGGCATAAACAACTGTTTAGTTTTATACCAAAACTCTTGTAAGAATAGATTACTTAAATTAACTACTTTAGAATTATTTTCGTGTTTACTTGCACTGGTTGTTGAGAATACCAAAGACTCAGGATTAGATGGTGATTTTAAATTATCAACACCACAGAATCCTCTTACACATCCAGTAAATGATGTGGATGTAATACCAGTATATGTAATAATTTCATCATCAATTTTAAGTAAACCATAATCAGATGGCCATCCATCGGTTGAACTTACATTAATAGTTGCATCATATGAATTTACAAGACTTGTGCATGTTGTAAATCCAATTAGATTATAGTTTTCTGAATAAGTGTCTGCCTTCTGATAGTCATTGAAATTAGTGATTATATCAATTGACTTTCCTTTATTTTCTTCACTTATGTAATATTGTTTTAAAAAATCAACGAACAGAGGATTATCTTCGGCTACGAAAGATGGAACTTGGCTTCTGACAAGTTTATTAATTTGAATCTTTTTAGCTGCGGTGTCTATACCCATTATTGATTAGTTTAGTAACTAGAAGATGATGATGACGAACGAGATGAATATGATGAACCTGTAGTGGTTGATGACGAAGATGTAGTGCCTGGAGTGCTTGTTATAGCTTGACTATCAGGTGAATGAGTACTTCCTGTCATTCTTGAACCATTACTCATTGTATGGAACGCTCCATAATAAGCCTGACCATTTACATATCCAACAAGACTAGATGTTGAACCAGAGTCAGTTATAATATCACCACGAACCTTAGAACCATTTGTAAAACTAGATGTAGAAACATAATTAGCACCAGATGTATCTGCACCTGTAGAAATTATATCCTCGACACAATTTATTTTACTATCCGAAATTGATAATTGTAAATAAAGGTCTTTTAATCCAATAACATCATTTGAATCTGGAATTGCTTCAATTTCAACAACGTTATCTGCTTCAATGGTTGAAAGTATACGTATTGTATCTATAAGAATTTCACCAATATCATATTTAACCGTTCCAGCGTTATTATTGACTATCTCAACAGCTCCTGTGTTACTTAATCTAAAAATAATCAATCTACCAGTTTTTTCATCAATATATGTGTCTGTAAAGTAACAAACACCACGAATTCCATCTACTCTAAATCCTGTGGATTTTATATTATAGCCTTTGTTACGATTATGGAATTTATTACCATAACACAATTCATATTGAGCAAAATTAGATGTATCAACATCTAAATTACGTCTAATGATCACTTTTGTGATATTTGAAGTTACTGCAGAACTACTATCATCAATTATCTTTAAAATTTTACTGTATTTGAATCTACTACCAAAAGAATTTAAATCTGATGATTTTGCATAGGTTTCAAGTGAATTTCTGATTGTAGTTTTTAAATTATTCACATTTGCAACAGCATTTGTGTTATAATAAACGTTTGTGTCAATTTCAACATACAAATATTTCAAATCTATGAATTCTTGACGAATTCCAGCTACAGAATAACTTTTTAACTTATCCAAAAGTTGTCTTTTGTCAAAATCCGAGATAAATCGACCATTTTTGGGTTTTATTGATAAAAATACCTTTCCAAATTGAGGGGGACTTGAATCCTCACCTCCATAAGCGGTCACACTCTCTACATTTGGAAAAATTGTTGGAATTATCGCTTCATAATCGTTAGCTGTGACTGCTCGATGTTGTGCCGAGTAAACTCTGGGGGATAAATTGCGAATTGTGTCGATACTTTCGACTTCGGCACCATTTGAAGACCTTTGATTTGTAATTACATCGGAAATTCCACTTATAATTAGTCCTCCATCGTTATCTACAAGTTTTCCAGCAAAAGAAAAGTTGGAAACACCGTTTCCACCCACTCCACTGGTCACAATGTATGTGGAATTGATAACATTTCCATTACTTAGTCGTTTTCCAAGTACTCCATCACCAAAAAGTAGCTCATATTTCTCATCTTGTATCTCTTGTATCAAAAATGTCTCAGAATGAGTACTGATTCCGACAATATTATCAATTTGTGAGTAAGTTTTCCTCGAAGATGACGTTAAAGTGTCTCTAACTTGCACTTTTAACGTTGAAGTGTCGACATATGGGTTAGGAAGTATGTATTTTTGGTTAGGTTGAGACGTATCAACAACAAATTCGTTAGTTACAAACGTTCCTTGTTTGATATCTATGTTAAATTCTGCAAATCCATCGGTTACAGGTGATATAATGTCCTCTGGAGTGCAAAAAGTGTAGTTTGTATTCGCAAAATCACCTAATGCAACGAGTCCAGCCTTCAAAGTTACGCTAGATTTTGAGGTTCCAGACCCCAAATCCACTGTAAAACTCACATTTGCGGTTGCAGCTCGTCTTGAAGAGGGTGTATAACCCACGTTTCGTGCTAAAGCTACAACATTTTCACGTAAAGTTGCACTATCAATGAATGATTCGTTAGCAACCATGTTAGTATTATAGGCTGTAACGTAGGTATTATAAGCTAAAGTGTCTATTAATATGGATAAATTCGATCCTTCAAAGTCAAAATCAGTAAAATTAGAGTTGGCACGCAGATATTCACGCAAAGAAACCTTAATTTCTTCAAAA